AACCACAGAAAGGAGCCCGCAAAGTGAGTCTCACACCCTCACAAGTTGCTATTGCAAAAAGAATAGGTGTGCCGCTCGAAGAGTATGCAAAATACGTCTAAAGGAGAGTAAAAAATGACAGATCGAGTCTCCAGATCTGCAGAATCACGAGAGAAGAAAACTCGCAGAAAACCCTGGCAACCGCCTTCAATGTTAGATGCCCCTCAAGCCCCTGATGGTTACCAACATCGGTGGATTCGTGCAGAGGTCAGAGGTCATGATGATCGAGCGAATATGTCTAAGCGTATTCGTGAAGGATTTGAACCTGTTCGCGCAGAGGATTATCCTGATTTCGATGCTCCGACCATTGATCAAGGACAGCACGCAGGCGTCATTGGAGTAGGTGGTCTTATTCTCGCAAAAATTCCTGAAGAAACCATTGTGGAACGGAATGCTTATTTTCAACAGCAAACCGATAACCAAATGAATGGAGTCGACAACGATTTGTTGCGAGATAGTGATCCTAGAATGCCTATCCGACCGACAGACATTCAAAGGAGCTCAAAAACACAGTTCGGAAGTGGACGCCGAGGCGCTGATTCCGAATAATTTCTCTTGACTCTTTGGAGGTTTTAACCATGGCAAATGTAGATGCCCCTAACGGCTTTACACCTGCTTCCCACATGTATGGTGGGGTGATTAGAACCAAGAAAATGCGTATTGCAAGTGCTTATGGCACTGACATCTTCAGCGGCGACGTTGTTACGCTTTCTTCTGGTTATCTTAATCAGGCCGGTGCTACAAGCACTCCAGTAGGAGTTTTCGCTGGTGTTCAATATACGGACACTAACGGTGCTCCTCAATGGTCAAACTATTGGCCAGCCAGCACTGCTACTCTTGGTAGCGAAGATGCAACAGCTTATGTCTACACTGATCCGGCTATCATTTTTGAAGCCCAGTTCACTGCAGGCACTCCAGCTGTTAGCTTCATTGGTAATAAGTACACTCTTACCACTACTGCTGGTTCAACAAATAACGGACGTTCAAAAGAAGGCGTAACCGCTACAACTACTAGCGGTGTTGCTCTTTGCGTGGGTTTCGTAGATTCCCCAAGCAATGAAATCGGTCAATATGCCCGAGCCTTTTTTACGTTCCCGACTAACACGTTCGCAGTTTAAGGGGAGTGACTAATGGCTATTAATAGAGCACAACTCGTAAAAGAGCTCGTTCCTGGCCTTCATGCTCTCTTTGGCATGGAATACGAGCGTTACTCTGCTGAGTACGAAGACATCTTCGATACCGAAAGTTCCGAAAGGGCTTTTGAAGAGGAAGTCATGCTCACAGGGTTTGGCGAAGCACCCGTGAAAAGTGAGGGTGGAAGTGTAACTTATGACACCGCGCAGGAGTCATATACCGCACGATACACTCACGAAACGATTGCTCTTGCCTTTTCGTTGACTGAGGAAGCTATCGAAGATAACCTCTACGATACGCTATCGTCTCGATACACCCGTGCACTTGCACGTTCAATGATGCAGACCAAAAACATTAAGGGTGCGAACATTCTTAACCGAGCGTTCAACTCTTCATATGTTGGTGGCGATGGTGTTGAACTTTGTTCAGCAGCTCACCCGACTGTATCTAACCAAACGCAGCGAAACGAGCTTTCAACTGCTGCAGACCTCAACGAAACTTCATTGGAGCAGTGTTTGATTGACATTGCTGCTTTCGAAGATGAACGTGGTCTGAAGATTAATGCTCAAGCTCGTAAGCTGATCATTCCGTCCGCTCTTCAGTTTGTGGCAGATCGTCTGTTGCAATCACCTGGTCGGGTTGGAACGGCAGACAATGATATCAATGCTATCCGCAACATGGGAATGATCCCTGAAGGGTATGTTGTGAATCATTTCTTGACCGATACAGATGCCTTCTTCTTGAAGACAGATGTACCTAATGGTCTGAAGCACTTTGTGCGTACTCCAGTCTCTACGAACATGGAAGGTGACTTTGAAACCGGAAATGTTCGCTACAAGGCTCGAGAGCGTTACTCTTTCGGCTTCAGCGATTGGCGCGGTATTTTCGGGTCTCCCGGAGCTGCGTAAAAAAGTTTGGGGGGCACTTGTTGCCCCCTTTCTTTTTATGTAAGATGCAAATATCCCTGACAGTCACATGGGGTGACTGACACTAGCCAAGACAGGAGATAGAAATGGCTAATACTACTTTCCAAGGTCCAGTCCGTTCTGAGAGTGGCTTTAAAGACATTACTAAAAACGCATCGACTGGTGCGGTAACTGAAAATATTTCAATTACCTATGATGGTTCAAATAGCGTTATTATCCTGAGCAATTTACCCACTTCCGATCCTTCTGTAGCCGGACAACTCTGGAGTAACTCAGGTGTTGTAACCGTATCTGCGGGTTAAGGAGTAGGTCATGGCTGATGCTGTAAGCTCAACAACCATCATAGATGGTACGCATAAAGCAGTAATCCAGCTGACCAGTTTAAGTGATGGTACTGGAGAAAGTGCTGTTACTAAAATCGATGTAAGTGCTTTAGCCGCTAGGGATGATGGAATAGCATGTAGTGGGGTTATTATTGAAAAGGTTTATCATTCAATAATTGGTTTCACACAAGTCCAACTTCTTTGGGCTGCAACCGCCAATACGATAGCACTTGGTCTTTCACAAGACAGTAACGGTCATATGGACTTTTCCACCTTTGGAGGATTAGTTAATACGTCAGGAGCAGGTAAAACTGGTGATATTAAACTAACCACATTGGGGGCAGCTGCTAACGACAATTATGTCATTGTATTAGAACTGTTAAAGAAGTATGGTTAATGGCAACTTCTGGAACTAGAAGTTTTAATCTAAACGCTGCAACTGCGATTGAAGAAGCGTACGAACTAGCAGGTTTAGAATATAGAACGGGATACGATGGTGTAACCGCGAGAAGATCAATGAACATTATGTTCGCTGATTGGTCTAACCGTGGGGTTCAACTATGGGAAGTAGAATCTGTCTCTCTAACACTTACAGAGGGGCAGACTTCTTATACTTTGAACGAATACGATATTGATATTTTAGATGCGGTCATTAGAAGAACAGTCAATTCTCAACAGACCGATTTTCAAATAGATCGAATCGATCGAAATGAGTATCTAAATATCCCAAATAAAACAACGAAAGCTCGTTGCACGCAATACTACGTCGAACGGACAACAACCCCTACGTTGTATGTTTGGCCAGCTCCAGAAAATTCCACTGATGTTTTTGTATCTTATCGTTGGAAGCGAATACAAGATATAACTGCATCCGTGAACGACACAGACATACCGAGTCGGTTTATGCCCTGTCTTGTTTCTGGTCTTGCGTTTTATTTAGCAATGAAGAAAAACCCTCAGAAAGCTCAGATCTTAGAGGCGTTGTACGAAAAGAACTTAGTTAATGCAATGCGATTTGATGAGGATAGGTCTTCTGTTCATTTAGTGCCTCAGCGTAGTTATGTCTAATGTCGTATGCACTAGGAAAATTTTCATACGGAATCTGCGATAGATGCGGATTTCGTACCCGTTATTTACAGATGCGGATGGAGTGGACTGGGTTTAAAGTCTGTTCTGAATGCTATGAGCCTAAACATCCTCAGCTTGAACCGCCCCGCCACCCAACAGATCCAGAGGCGTTGAGACAACCTCGACCTGAAATACCTTTACCGCAATCTCAGTTAGGGTTTGTTAGAACAACAGGACCACAAGATCTAACGCCTGATGGCGTTTTAATTGGAGGGCCTTCACCCACAACCGCTGACCCGATTGGTACAGATTTTACTTCTGAACCAGCAACTGGAGCGGTTGGAACAGTTACGGTGGTGATTTCATGAGTTTTACTTACGGAACCTTAAAAACAGCGATTCAAGATTATTGCGAAGTTTCAGAAACAACTTTTGACAATAATCTGCCGATTTTTATCCAAGAGGCTGAAGAAAGGATATTAAAAGCAGTTGAGTTACCTGTTTTTAGAAAAAACGTAACGGGAACAGCTACGGCGAGCAATGCTTATTTATCGACTCCTAGCGATTTTTTAGCGCCTTTAAGTCTTGCAGTAATTTCAGCGAGTGACTATACCTACTTATTGTTCAAGCATGTTTCTTTTATTCGAGACTACACTCCAAATGCTTCGACAACAGGACTACCTTTATACTTTTCGGTTTTTGACGATACGACATTTTTGTTAGCGCCAACCCCAGATAGCAACTATACTTTTGAGTTGCATTATAAATACCGTCCGGCTTCTTTAACAGCAGGAGCAGACGGGGGAACTACGTGGCTTTCTACAAACGCACCGAATGCGTTATTTTACGGTTCATTAATTGAAGCAGTTAATTTCTTAAAAGCACCGGAAGAACTCGCTAATTATGAACAAAGATTTCAGGAGGGCCTCTTAGGGTTGAAAAAACTCGGAGAGGGGTATGGTATTCGTGATGAGTATCGTTACGATATTACTAGGAGCGGTTGATGTTTAGTGTTCAGGTTGCAGCGGATGTAGGGGGGATAGAAGTTCAAACTACGAGCCATCGTGGGATGACTCCAGAAGAGGTTGCTAAAAACGCAATAAATAAAATTATTAGCATAAGCGACTCTACAGATCCGGTGCTTAAAATTCAAGCAGAAGCCTTTCGGGAAAGAATGTTTCACGTTATTGTGTCTGCGATTATTCAAGGGATTAAAAGCGATAGAACAACGTTGTACAATCTTCTAAAAAACCAAGGTCATGACGATATGGCCGAAATCTTGAGGACTTTGTAATGGCCATTACACAAGCAATGTGTACTTCCTTCAAACAAGAAATTTTGCAAGGGATTCACAATTTTACGAACGGATCTGGAGGAGGCACAACCACCACCACAGGGACCGGAAACACATTTAAAATTGCATTAATTAAATCGTCGCCTACAGGAACGTATGGTGCTGCCAGCACTAATTATTCAGACGTTA